CACACCAAATATTGTAGAAACTATACATTTTGATAACGGTAATGAAGATATAAAAATTGATATCACAGATTATGTAAACGATGTTTTAGATGGAACTGTGGATCATGGTTTGGGATTAGCGTTTGCGGTTATATATCAAGATTTAAATGCGGAGGTAGACCAATCAGTGGCATTCTTCACAAAATATACTCAAACCTTTTTTGAACCCTATGTTGAAACATTTTTTGACGACAGAATTAATGACGACAGAACTAATTTTATTGAGAAGGTAAATCAAAACCTATATTTGTACATTACAAAGGGTACAAATTTCTATGACTTGGATGATGAACCTGTTGTTGATATATTAAATTCTAATGAGGTTGCAATTCCAAGTTTGACAGGACTAACAACAACTAAAATTAGAAAGGGGGTATACAAAGTCACATTTGGTATAGACGGAATCCTATGTGATGGTAAAAGATTCTTTTTTGATAGGTGGAAAAATCTATTAATAGACGGTGAATCAATTAGTAATGTAACACAAAGATTTATACCTAAACCATACACATCTTTATTTACAATTGGGGATAATCCAACAGAATTGAATAGATACGCAATACAATTTTTTGGTGTTAAACAAAATGAAAAAATAATTAGAGGTGAAAAAAGAAAAATTGTAATCACATTTAAATCGATTAATCATTCAAAACCTGTTCTATTTGATGAGGTTTTTTATAGAATGTATATAAAGGAGGGTAGAACAAATGTGATTGTTCACGATTGGACACAAGTTGATATGACGAATGAAAATTCATTCACTTTAGATACCTCGATATATATTCCAAGAGAGTATTTTATAGAAATAAAAGGTAGGACTCATTCAGAAGAGATTTTTTATGAAAACGAAATAAAGTTTGAAATTGTGTCTGAAAAGTAAACTATTTATATATTATGAAATTAGAACAAATTATTAAAAAACACCTTAAATCTATTGCAGAAGGTGAGGAAATGAAACACGAAAACTATATGTTCTTTGGTAACATTGAACAAATGAAAAGACAATGTGAAATGTTAATGAACGAGGACCACTCAACAATTGATGGTATTTTAAAACAACATGATTGGGCACAAGACCACATTGCGGAGGCTAAAAGTTTATTGGACCAAGTATTTGATTTTCTTATGAACCAAACAAAAGGAGGTGACTCTGAAATGGATGAAGTTTATCTAAGTGAAGAATATCAAATAGACGAAAGCAAAAACTGTCCAACAGACCCAGGTAAATGGGCAGCATCAAAAGCAGCTGCTAAGGCAAAATTTGATGTTTACCCATCAGCATATGCAAATGGTTGGGCCGCAAAAAATTATAAATCTAAGGGTGGTGGATGGAAAAAATGTAAAAAATAGTCTTTATGAGAATAATTGTAAATGAAGAAGATTTTGAATACATTAATGAATCCTTATCCAATGGTGAGGTTTTAAAAGAAGATCTTAGAAGATGGTTCAAAGAAAAATGGGTTGATGTAAGTCGAAAGGTTGATGGTAAACATCCTCCTTGTGGTAGAAAAGATGCGGATGGTAAATCATATCCAAAATGTAGACCATCAAAAAAGGTATCAAAGGAAACCCCAAAAACCGCGGGTTCTTATAGTAAGAAAGAAAAAAAGGCCATGACTTCTCAAAAAAGAAGGGCGGAAAAAAAAGAACCTAAAGTTGGTAAAGGTAATAAACCAACAATGACAAGATTCGATGAAAATATGGAAAACAAAATTAAATTGGATTTATCCTTAATACAGGAGTCAATTCAGTATCCAAAATTGGTTACCGAAAATGTAGAAATCTCAAATGCTTTGAATTATCACATAATTTCGAAAAAACCAATATTAGAAAATGTATACAAATTAGGCACAGATAGTTTTTTTCAATTATTAGAAGAATGTAAAGAATTATATCTGAGTGGTGATTTAGATTTATCAGATGAAGACATTACATTCATTTACGAAAACGAATATGGTCCAATTGAAGAAACTAATTATGAAGTCACTGACCTTTTAAACGAGGCGGAATATCAAGGAAGAAAGGTACAACTTGGTAAAATTATGCAAGGTGATATAAAGAAATTTAAAGTTTATGTTAAAAACGATAAAGGAAAGGTTGTTAAAGTAAACTTTGGATTTGGTGGTAAATCTGCTAAGGGTAAAGTAATGAAAATTAAAAAAAATAATCCCGAAAGAAGAAAATCATTTAGAGCCAGACACAATTGTGATAATCCTGGACCAAGATGGAAACCGAGATATTGGGCTTGTAGAACTTGGTAATTAATAATAATTAACAACAACCCCACATTCGAGGAGAAGTTGGAGTGATTTCTTTTGAGATTCTTCCCACTTCTCCTTATTTTTTGTGGTACACACCTCTTTACAGTAAACAGTTTTAATCCCGCTATTTACTATACCTCTAGCACAGTCCATACATGGTAATCCTGAAGTAAGATATATTGTAGAACCTTTCAAGGGAATCCCTACACGAGCGGCATTATAAATTGCATTACGTTCAGCATGTTCAAACCAGAAGTATTTTTCAGGTCTTTCCTGACGTTCTAATTTAGAATCATCCATTCCCCTTGGAAATGAATTATAACCCGTAGAAAGTACCTCATTGTCCTCCCCAACGATTACCGCCCCTATCTGTGTGGATTGGTCTTTTGATTTAAGTTTAACTTGTTCTGCAAGTCCTAAAAAGTATTGTATCCAATTCATATTAATTTCTGTGGTACCCAATACCAAACTCTATCATCTGAGTATCGATTTAAGGATTTACCTTCTTTTTTTTCCATTATTCGACTTACCTGTAATAGATGGTCTCTATTCCTTAAGTCTATTCCTACATTATAACCTTCACTATCCTTAATGTAAATGGTTTCTCTTTGTGGTTCACTATATTTTCCCTCATCATATAGAATTAACATTTTAACCATTTCATCCTTTTTCATTTTACACTCAATACCTCTTTGGTAGATGAGTTTTTGAAGGACATCTAATCTTAACTTATTATAATCCATTTCAGACATAGATACAAAAATAAAAAATAATTTGGAATATACCAAAATAAAAAACCCCCGATTTCTCGAGGGTTTTTATATATTAAGATAAGAAAAATTATCTTAAGGTATCCAAACTGAATGTAGTTAAACCTTTTACATCAATCACACCAAAGTAACGGTTGTTAACCATCTTCTTAGCGTATCTAGTCATGATACCCTTAATTGGAGTGAAGTTGAAAGGATTATACATTGTTGGAGTCAATTGTAAAGGTACATACGGTGCGTAAATGTAACCAGCGTCTAACAATGACTTACCTTTGTGACCGATAAGAATCTTACCAGCTGGGAAGTAAGGATCACGATAAACTTGATATCTACCTGCAATTGAACCTATTTTCTCAATACCCATGTTGTACTGATCTTGCTCAGGATGAGCGTTTGATACGTGGAAATACTCTAAATCATCGAATACCGCAGATACTTCTGAAGAACAAACGATCCAGTTAGCACCACCTCTCAAAGTAGTTTTATGGATTTGAGCTGAAACTTGGTTAATCTTAGTGATTAATGTTTGGTTCCAGTCTTTTTGAGTGTAACCTACTAAAGTAGCACCAGAAGCACCACCGTATTTCCACTCATTATAGTCCCACTTAGCTTTCCAAGCGGCACCTTTTCTTAAGTCACGTAAGATTTCACGGTCAACCTCAGCTGCAATTTGCTCAGATAACAATGCTGTTAACTCAGCTTCTGCGTCGATGTTGTGGAATGCACTTACGTCTTGAGCCAATTCAGGAGACCAGCTAGCTCTTAACTTTCTTTCAGTAACAGATACTGTTACAGAAGATAAGTCGAAAGATACTTCACCGATTTCTTCTTCGAACTCAAGTGTGTCATATTGACGATAAGTCGCTACGAAATCCGCTCCAACTAAAGTTGAACCAGCCACAGTGTGGTCAGAGAAACCTGAAGATGATGAGTATGTTTGAAGGTCTACACTTAAGTAGATTGCACCTTCTTCGTCACAAATGTCATCGAATCTGCTAAGACCCGAACCACCTTTTTGACCGTACTCAACAATACCTTTACCGTATTTCTGAGTTACGATATTAAATGGTAAAGATGCACCAGACTGAACTTGTGCAGAAGAAACTTGTAATGAAGCTAAGAACTCTTCAGTATCCATTTCATTACCGTTTGCACCCTTTAATTTACCTTGACCAGTTTTTGTGAAACCAGTTACTTTCAAAATTACACTAGACAAAGTGTCACCTGTTGCATAAGTTACAGCTGATCCTGCACTACCATTAGAGAATGAGTGAAGAGAAGTACCCGTTAAAGATATATCACTGTAAGAACCTTTTGAGTAATCGAAAAGACCTTCACCAGCGTCATCACCTTCTTCGTAGAAACGGTCATAAAGACTTCTTGGTTCTGTGTTATAACCAGCAGTTACTGCGTCGGTTGTGTTAGGATATCCGAATGGTGCATAGTGTGCTCCACTGTTTCTTTCCTGAATTTTAGGTACAAAATAGAACAATTTACCAATTGGTAAGTTCATTGCTTGTACTGATACAATGTCGTTTGCTAACAACTTAGAGAAAACACGACGGATGATAGGGAATACCACTGTCTCGAATGAACCACTAGCATCAGAAACTGCTGCTTCGTTGATTAAATAAGACGCTTGGTTTTCGTACAACTGCGCGATGTTATCTTTTTGGTGACCGTCTAATCCTTCAAGGAATCCGAGGTCATCCCATTTTTTGATGGTATCTTCTTTGATAACACGAAGGTGCTTAAGACCGATGTTACCAACCATACCTGATTCTAATAATGCTCCCATTTTTTGTATTTTTTTGGTTTTTTTATTTTTTATTATTTTATTTTACTCATCAAATCTTTCATTCTCTTGAATTGTGGATTTTCATATGCTTTTGATTCCGACAAGACTTCTTGAGAACTTGATGTTTGAGGAGTTGTTGAGATTTTGTCAACTACTGACTCTGTAACGGGCTTCTTAGTACCCAACTCTGATTTAATTGAGTTGAATAAAGTTTTAGCCTCATTCATAGTTGAAACTGAATCAAATCTCTTAAGAATATTCAATTTCTCTTGTTTTGTTGTTGAGTGTTCAGTGAATAAACGAGTAGCGTAAGCTAAGTTTGCATTGAAAACCGCAACTTCGTTAAGTTTTTCTTTAAATAACACTAACGCCTTTTTGTATTCTGCGTTTTGTTTTTTTAAGGTTTCAACCTCTTCGTTGATTTCCTTACGACCAGATTTGTATTTTTTACCTTGGTTCGCAGGTTTTCTTACATCGTTAGCGAATGTTCTCGCGGCCTCTGACGCCTCTACTTCTTTTGGTTCATCACCTTCAGATGCTTCAACATTAGAATCCTCCTCATCCAACTCAATTTCGTATATAGGTTCTTCTTCAATTTCAGATTCACCTTCTCCATCAAGTTTGATGATATATTCTTCACCGTCCAAATCCATTTCGATATCGTCTCCATCTTTTTTTACAACAATACCATCTTCTGGTTTCATTGCTTTGAATACTTTCAATACTTCATCATCAGATGCACCTGTCATATCCATAACATCGTCATCAGATGGCATATTGTCTGTACCCATGTCATCAGATGGCATATCATCTACACCCATGTCATCAGACGGGTTTAGTGCGTCTTCACCACCTTCTGAATCGATTGAATCGATACCTTTCATTGGATCTTCATTATCGAGGTCGTCTATATTTTCTTCATCATCCTCATCCTCATCTTCTGATTCTTCATCATCAGATTCGTCTTCAGGTTGTTCAGACATATCTTTTTCCTCTTCTTTAGGTTCATCAGACTCTTCAACATCTTTCATTGGAGGAACATCCCCCTCAGACACTTCTTCGTCTTTTTGACCCTCTTCTTCTGACTCTTTCAGCAATTCATTAAGTTCTTCCTTCATTGTTGAAGCAAGTATACCTTTTGCATTTTGCTTAACTGCCTCCTCAAGTGTTTGTACTTGAAGTAACGCTTGTTCTAAAATTGATTTTTCAGTCATTTGATTTGTTTTATTATCTTATAAATATTGTGATTTTATAAAAAAATCGGTATAGTATTATTAAAAACAGAATAAAACTTTTTATTTGGATAAAAAGTTATCTAAATTCCCCATAAGTTTTTTCATTCTATCTGTAACAATGGGATTTTCATCTACAGATTCTTGATATTGGTCTCTTTCAGAAGGGTCCGTAAATATGTAGGCACCCGGAGTAGATGGTGATGATACTAAATCAAAACAAACTAATTCGAAATCGTCTTGTACCACATTTTGACCTTTAACGTTTTTTAGTGAACCTACCCCACGTGAGGATATACCCAAAGTGGCCCCATTCATTAATAACATAGCCGCTTGGTCACCCTTAGTAGAAACAATACCCATTTTTTTCCAACCAGGGGATGTGAATAATTTAATTTTACCCATTAACATTTTACCATCCCACCATGTTTCCATAATTGAATGTGATACTCTATCTAAATCTATTAATGATGAGGACGGATGGTTTAACTCATTTAACGCCCCACCTTTTTTAATAAGATTTTGATATTTTTCATTTTCTCTCTTTAATAAAATTTCAGGGTAAATTCTACCGTTCTTATTTGGGGTGTCGTACTTTTGTAAAACCGCATAAAGAATAAGGTCTTCAGAGAAGTCCATATTCTTCATTTCAGAAATAATTTTCTTATTTTCGTCAGGTGAAACATGACCGGCGTCATATTCAATCAAAATCCCTTTGCCGGTTTCATTTGGTCCTAATATCTTCATTTACTATAGTAATTATACTATATAAATACATCGATATATAAGTTATTTTTTGTTTTTATTGAAGTTGAATAAGTTTTTATCGGATAAACCTGTTTCTACTATTGTTTCAATAATTTCTCTAACCAGTAATTTAGTTGTTTTTGATTTTACATCAAATTGATTTTCAATAAACAATGTAACCTCTAAATTCATAAAAGACCTCTTTTCAATTTTTATACCTCTAGTCTTTATGTCTAAATCCACAATACATTGTGGTTTAAAATTTTCATTTTTTAAATTATAAACAATTTCCTTAATTACCCTTCTTGTTTTGTTTATTAAATAGTCAAAATCATCTTCATTGTTTTCTGGCTGAACCCAAGAATTAAGTTTTAGATATATTGTTTTTAAATTTTTAAAATCTACTGTTCCATATCCAATTTTAACATTCCTGTAATCTCCTAATGAGATATACTTTCCGTTTTTCATTACTTATTTCATATTTCATAATTTTATGGTGTAAATAAAAAAATAAATAAAATTATTTGAAATAAAAAATATTTTCACTATATTTTTAATATACTTATATATTATGTTAATAGTAAATGTCGATAAAAGTATTGAGTACGCTTTAAAGATTTATAAAAGCAAAGTTCAACGAACAAAACAAATTCAAAAACTCAGAGAGAGACAAGAATTTGTGAAACCTTCGGTAAAAAGAAGGGAAGAAATTTTAAAAGCTCAATACGTTGAAAAAATTAAAAATGGTCTTGATTAATCAAGACCATTTTTTAATTCTACTAATCTATAGTAATTTATTCTCGAAGATTTTTTATTATTAACCTCTTCTTTCACGTTGTTTAATTTAGACTTCATTTCATCATCGGATGATTCTATTAGTAAAGTCTCAATTTTTTTAATTAAAGATTCCTTTAATTCATTAGTTTTAGATTCTAATTCATTTGTTGGAATTGATAAAATATCCTTTAATGTGTGTTTTTGCTCCTCACTTAAATTATTATCATATAACACATTAAAGTTATTCACTAATACCGCATGTAAAAGATTCTCATTTTGTGTATGAACAACTTTATCCGATTCTTTAATCTCCTTCTTGGTAATTAAATGTTCATATAATTTCTTTTTTGCGATTACTTTTTTATCTAAATTAGATAAACTCTCTTCTTCTGACAATTGGTCTAAAACAGAATACAAATCATTGTCCTGAACCTCAACATCTTTTAATGTTTCGTTCAAAGATTTACAAAACTCTTTAATTTTATTTGTTTTATTTTTTAAAACTGATGATAATTCTTCTACAAATAACTTCGCAACTTCCTTATCATCAAAATATTTTTTCTCCACCTCTTCGTAAAAAAGATACATTTCCTTAAAATCTTCGTTTTCTTTAATTGTTTTAAGGATTTTCTTCATCTCAGTTTTATTCTTTGATGAATAGGATTCTGTTAATTTACCTAATATTTTTGTTTTTATTTTTCCGAAACTGTTCATTTTTAATCGTTTAAGATGTCTTTTATTTTATTTTCTATTTCATAAATATTCTGTTGAGCCTTGTTCATGTCAAATAAATCATTAAAATCTAATTTTTCTTCACCTAACATACCTAATATTTTTGATTTTCTACTTTCACTTAATGGTTCCGCCCCTCCCGCTGCTGGTTCTGGTGGAGGTGGGGTTCCACCCATTGCACCACCCATATCACCTCCAGGTGCTGCGGTTTGACCACTTGATTCCGCGGCCTTTCTTTCTTCTTCAGATATACCATATTTAGCGTCAACATCATCAAATACACCCGAACGTTTAATGATATTTTGAGTGTTCTGTAATTCAAATCCCATTGCTCTTTCAAGACGTTGTTGTTGTAAGTCAAGAATTACTTCACTATCACTCATACCAAGAATATTTTTCTTCGCCCAGGTGTGTGATACAGGAAGAATACCAACTTGAGATTGATCAGAAGTTGCGTCTTTATATAGAGTGACCTTTTCTTTCCATTGTTCAATACGTAATAAATCTGATTGAGCCGATGGGTTAGTTAGGGATAATGAGAAATTACCCAACTCATCCTCTAATCCTAAAAGATATAGATGAATTAAAGCAATTTTATTTAGTTCCTGAATTAATGATTTTTGTATTCTATTGATTGTTCTTGCGAAACGAATATCCATAAGGGCTAAAGTTTTACCTTCACCCACAACTTCTTCAAAACCTAAGAACGCTTTAGGTATTCTTAGTGCCGCTAATAATTTCTTTTGAATATATTCAATATCCGCAATTTCACCCAAGTTTTGTGCTCCTGCTAATGTTTCAATCGGATTAGTTTGTGCGGGATCACGAACAGGTATAAAATAGTCCTGATCAACCGCCATCTGATTATATCTCATATCTACCTGACCATTTCTTGGGTCGGCGATTTGGTCTCTTTTAAATTTATTTGCAACTCTTTGTACATAAGCCTCAATATCTTTGTCATCCATGTTACCAACAAACACTTTAAACACCCTTCTTTCAGGGGCTCTTGATGTTCTATAAATTAACATAGCATCTTCCGCAAGTAACAATTGTTTCCAAATACGTCTAATTTTATCCAACATAGATGTACCATAAGGAAGTTTTCTGTCATCACCTAACAATCTAAAATGTGCAATTTCCCAAGATTGAAATTCCATTTCTTTGTTTTTCCACTGAAATCTCAATTCTCTTGATGGTATTTTAAGGTCTCTTTCATTACCTGGTGTTTTAGATGACGCACCTTCAATTCTTTCAATTTCAATATTTGGTAATTGTTGACAACCAACGATACCCTTTTCAGGATCAACCTTCAAATAGACAAAGTTATCTCCATATTTACACAAACCACGTGTCCACATTTGAAGGTTTGTATTGATGTCTAATTTTTCCTTGAATAAATCCTCCAACATATTCTTAACTCTATCTGATTCGGAATATATTGTTAAAATTTCACCTTTTTCAGATAGTGTTGTTGATTCCTCCGCGTATATATCAAGAGCCGCAGATATTTCAGGGGTAAACTCCATAGATTCATAATCATAATATGCCGATAACCTATTTGGTTCATAATATACTGATTGATTGTAAAGAGATTGATCTAATTTTGTCCATTTATCCGCAATGTATTGACTTTGTTGAGCCTGTAACATCGCCTTTTCGTATTCTTCTCTACTATCAGTTTTTAAAAGTTCATCTTTTGAGAAATTAAAAGATGGTGAGTTCTCGGGTTTCGTTTTACCCGGAAAACCAAATACTCTTGTTAATTTCTGAAATACTGTGAGATTATTATCTGCCATGTATATAAATAGTTTTGATTATAATATAAACATTAATTCTTAATTAGGAAACATTTTTCTTTTTACTAAATAACCAAGAATATTCTTGATAGGCCGATTTTGAAGTGTTCATAGGGTTATTTTGATGAAAAAATGATGGATCTGTCTGCATTGAACCTATTGGGTCTAAAGATGTCCCATATGAATAAAAAGTCTTACTTGGCTCATATGTTCTTTCAGACATAGCCCAAGATTCTAACATTGCTTTGTTTTTTGAATCGTTTCTTTGTAATTGATTAAAACAAATGTCACCGGCGTATAACGCCATAGAAAGACTCATAATTGAATCATCATGTGCTCCTTTCATATGA